AGTTGATCGGCACTGGACCGCTCACGCGGGCATTCCCTGCCCTGGCGCTCGTGTCCCGCCTGCCGACGATCTGGCCTGCCCCGTGGGGCTGACTCGTCGATCGGTGCCATTGTCATCCCAATCGCAGAGATGGCAAGCGGCCAGGTCAGAGCAGTGCATAAGCCCAGGTCAGCAGGGATATTCGCTGCCCTTAGTTGAACAGGCGCGAGGACTTGACAGATGGCTGTTGTACCCTTCAGGCCTCTGACCAGGCACTTTGTGATCTCTCATCGCCCCAACAGGCCACTGACCAGCACTGATGCGACCCTCAGGGTCGCGCTATAGGGGGGTGATGGGGGTGGCGGCGCCTTCGTTCCCCCTGCGAGAGGCTCAGTGCTAGACGGGGGCTCGATCTGAGATGTGGGTTGCCAGCACATGACCAGATCGCCGTCCTGGGAGCTGGCTGGCGCGCTCGCGCGCCGTCGGGGCCTCGGGGGTGGCCGCACTTGCTCCTGTTCAGGCACAGCTCTTGAACAGTCCCTCCCCTGGGCCTATCGCAGCCCGCCCGACCGAGATCAGCGTCGTCCTGAACATCGAGGCACCGCAGCTAGCGGCATCCCTCGCCTGCACCTGTCGGTGGACCCATGATCGGGCTGCTTCGGGGTGCTGCTCTGCCCAGCACGCGAGGCGGATGGCCGCCCGTCACCTATGAGCGGCGCACCTCCACGGGGCCTGACTGGGCTGCCCATCGCTGCTCCTGGCGCCGACGCGACATGGTGTCGCGCCTGCGGCGGGCAGGAGTCTTGATGATGTGGGTCTGGGCGCCAGTGTGGCCTCGCTTCGGCATGTCGCCTAGCAAACCACAACCCCCCGACAGGGGGAAGTCTGCCAGGGGGTCGGGCTGGGAGGCCTTGCGGATCCAGGGCGCCCTCAACAGCGTCATCCTAAACCACAGCCCCCCGACAGTCCATCGGTCCCCGAACCTCAGGAGCATCGGGGGGCCCGTGGCTCGTGCATGCGGACCACCGCAGCCAGGTTGTACCACAACCCCCCGACAGGAGCCGCCGCAGAGTGGGTCCGCCAGGGGGTTGTGGATCTCCCATGATGTAGTGAAGGGCCGCAGCCGTCCAGCGTGGCCCACACGCTGAAAGGGGCCAGACATGGCCGACCAGTACGCGACCATGACCACCGCCCAGCTCCAGGAGGAGGCCGACGGCCGCGATCCGCCTGTCGACCTGTCGGGCGCCAGCACCAACGACGAGCGGCGCCAGCTCCTGCGCGACGACGACGCCACCCACCCAGCCGACGACACCTCCACCACCGAGCCCGTGACCACCCCTTCGGTGGGGCAGGGCCCGACCCAGGACCAGAGCACCGAGGGCGGCGGGGCCAGCCTGCCCCAGGCGCGCCAGTCCCAGCTCGCCTCCACCGAGGCCGAGATGGACGAGCGGGCCGAGTACGTCGCTGCCGCCCACGCCCAGACCGTCGCTCCCGCGCGGGCCAGGGAGGAGGCCGCGGCCGCACGCCGCCGCGCCGCCGCCTCCGACCCCGAGCAGTCCAGGGTCGAGGCCGCGCTGGCGGCCAAGCTGGACGAGATCGCCGACCGCTACGACGCCCAGCAGCGGGTCCAGACCGAGCGCTCCAGGATCCAGAACCGCACGGGCGTCCCCCAGGCGGTGGGCGGGGCTCCCTCGGGCCCGCTGGGCGAGCCGCTCCCTGGCGACGTCACCCGCGGGGCGGGCGTCGTCTTCCACACGCCAGGCGAGCTGATGGACACCTTCGGCCTGGTCATCAACGTGTGGCCCGAGGTGTCCACCGACCCCGACGATCCTCAGGCGGAGGGCCAGCGCTGGCGGGCCGACCTGGTGGTCTTCCCGCTGCGGGGCAGCCCGAGCACCCTGGAGGGCGTCGCCTACGGCACGGGGGCTGGCCAGTTCCAGTTGGCCTCGGAGCTGGAGGACGACCAGCGGGGCCTGCCCGAAGGCCAGCAGGCACCCGCGACGCCGTTCCGCCACGAGATCGCCTGAGCGATGGCTGAGCTGTCGAGCGTGGTTCTGGAGCCCAGACAGGCCGCCTTCCTGGGCTGGCTGATGGATCCGCGCTCGACGGCTCGGCCCGAGGCCGAGAACCCCGTGCTGTTCAAGGGCAGCCTGGCCGACTACAGCCGCGTCAAGCGCATCGGGGTGTCCACCCTGGAGGCCTGGAAGCACGAGACCCGCTTCCGCCAGGCCTGGGACGAGGCCATCCAGCGCATCTCGGGTGGGCCAGAGCGGCTCCAGGCCTTCCTGATGGAGCTGACCGACATCGCGGTCGGCAGGGACGGCCAGGCCCGCACCGCCGACCGTATCGCCGCCATCAAGCTGCACCTGGAGGTGGTGGGCCGCCACTCGCCCCGCCAGGTGGTGGAGATCCGCGACCCGCGCCTCGATCGCGCTGCCGATGATGACCTGCTGGAGCGGGCGCGGCGCCATGTCGCCCGCATCGAGCAGGCCGCGACCGTCATCCCGCTGCGGGAAGGAGATCTCACCGATGCAGGTGGGGTCGGCTAAGGGCTGATGGCATCCCAGGCGGTCATCGAGGCCTACACGGGAGCGGCGCTGGAGGCGGCGACGCTGTACCCCGACGTCTTCCTGTCCGAGTTCGTCTCCATCCAGACCGCCCACGGCCGCGCACCCTTCAAGCTGCGCTGGTACCAGAAGCAGCTCCTCACCGACTTCGGCCTGTACAAGTACAACCTGGTGCTGAAGGCCCGCCAGCTCGGCTTCACCACCCTCATCAGCGGCTACTCGCTGTGGCTGGCCCTGATGCACGAGGACCAGGTGGTCGACATCTTCGCCGACAAGGAGTTGAACGCGAAGAAGATCATCAAGCGCCTGCGCTACCAGTACCGCAGCCTGCCCCAGTGGCTGCGCGACACCCTGCCGCGGCCGATCACCACCAACCTGACCAACTGGACCTTCGAGAACGGCTCCAGCGTGGAGGCCTTCACCGCCACCGAGGACTCGGGCCGTGGCGAGACCGCGACCCTGGCCATCCTGGACGAGTGGGCCTCCTACCCGCCCGAGGCGGCCGACGACGCCTGGGCGGCCATCGAGCCGATCATCGACATCGGCGGCACCTTCATCGGCGGCTCGACCGCCAAGGGCATCGAGAACGCCTTCCACAACAAGTGGCAGGCCGTCGAAGGCGACCCCGAGTGGCGGCGCACCTTCGTGCCCTACAACGTGGTCCCGCACCGCAACCACATCTGGTGGGCGGCCAAGCTGAAGAGCTACCAGCGCGAGGGCACCGAGTGGATCATCCACCAGGAGTATCCGCGCACCGCCGAGGAGGCCTTCGTCAAGTCGGGCATGAACGTGTTCGACACCGACCTGCTGATGGCCGCCGAGCCCGCCATGCACCCGCCGATCGAGCGCGGCTACACCGACGTCCGCGGCCACTTCGTCCACAACGACGAGGGCCCCCTGGCCATCTGGCGGATGCCTGTGATGGGGGCCTCCTATGTGCTGGGGGCCGACGTCGCCGAGGGCATCGAGCGCGGCGACTTCTCCGACTTCAGCATCATCGCCGCCCGCGACGTGATCCGCGAGGGGGTGAGCTTGGTCCACTCGGGCGAGCTGGTGGCCCGCTACCGCGCCCGCTGCGACACCGACATCTTCGCCGACGCCATCGAGGCCGTCGGCCACTTCTACCGCACCGCGCTGGTGGGGGTGGAGCGCAACGGCCCTGGCCTGGCCGTGGTCCAGCGGCTGCGCGACAAGAGCTACCCGCGGCTGTACCGCCAGGAGATCCTGGACCAGCGGACCCGCCAGCTCACCGAGCGCCTTGGCTGGCAGACCAGCCGCACCACCAAGCCGCTCATCATCGCGGACCTGGTGGCCGCCGTCCGCAAGGCCGAGCTGATCTTCTGGGACGAGGTGCTGCGGCGCGAGATGATGACCTTCGTCCGCGACGAGCGGGGCCTGCTCGGCAAGCCGACCATCAAGGACGACGCGGTGATGTCGACGGCCATCGCCTGGCGGATGATGGCCCATGCCTTCGAGCCGAGGTATGCTCCGCGGGAGGCTGGCCCGCCTGAGTACTCCTTCGCCTGGTTCGCTGCCCAGGCTGGGATCGAGAGCGACCCGACCAAGGGCGGGCCTCAGAGCGAGGCCTGGATCTGATGGCTGACCGACCCGTACCCGCCAAGAGCTGGACGTCGGAGTCGGGCATGCCTGGCGAGGGCACCCAGAGTCCAGGCTTCGGACACGCCGCTCCGCCCGAAGGTCGCAGCCTGCCGCCCACGACCTACCTGCACCAGCGCACCCACCCCGAGCCCGTTGAGGGCTGCTTCGCCTGCCGCATCGCGTCCGTTGGCGTTTCGTTGGCGGCCCATGCTTCCACCCGCGGCGACGGCGTCGGCATCGCCTCGGCGCTGAAGCTGGAGCACCAGGCCCTCGCCAGGGCCGAGCCCGAGCGCTACGCCCCCGTCGGATCGAGGTGGGTGTGATGGGCCAAGCTCAGACGCAGCGACCGACTGACACCGAACGGATTGCTGAAGTGCGGGTACAGAAGACGGCTGCTGCTGGCTGGCGCTGGGATATCACTTGGCAGAGCGCCGCCGAAGGCCGTGACCCTGGTGTCTACGATCGCCGTGTCCACGTTGCGGGAGACTTCGGCTACGCCCGCACTCGTTGGGGTGCGTGGCGAGCGGTTCGCCGAGCCTATGAGCAGAGGCGCTGATGGCCAGGCGTAAGCGCAAGAGCGCCGAGGACAAGCTGAACCTGTACAAGGCGAACATCTCCTGGGCGCTGAAGGTGATGGAGCCCCAGCAGGGCGACTGGAAGCGCTACGCCCAGATGTACGCGGGCTCCCAGTGGGAGGAGCCGATCCCCGAGGACGCCATTACCGTCAACCAGATCGGCCCGATCATCAACACGATCCTGCCGTCGATGTACACCAACCAGCCCCAGATCAGGACCAAGCCGCTGCGGCCCCAGGACGCCGACAAGGCGCCGCTGGTCGAGCAGGTCATCGCCTATGACTGGCGCAGGATCGGGGTGGACGACGAGCTGCGCCTCGCCGCCCTGGACATGCTGGTCTACGGCATCGGCTGGGTGCTGGTCGGCTATGAGTACGAGGAGCAAGAGCAGCCGAGGACCGAAGACGAGATCGCCGCTGACCTGCAGCTCCTCCAGAGCTATGTCCTGGAGCTGGCAGGGGGCGTGCCCCCAGCTCGTGTCGGCGACCCGAACGCGGGCGCCGACGAGCTGGACGCGAGCGCGGAGGCGGCGGGCCTTGGACCTGAGGCGATGATGGCTGGGCCTGAGGCGATGGCTGGGATGCTGGAGGGCGGCGGGAACCAGACGCCCGCCCCCCAGGCGGCCACGCTGTCCGCTGGCGGTGCCGCCCCTGGAGTGACCATGGAGGGAGGCCTGAGCGGCGGGGCTCCGCCAGGCCTTCCCATGGAGGCCGCAGGTGGAGCCCAAAGCGCCCCTGCGGGACCTGGAGGGCTCCCCCCTGGGGGCCCGCCCCCTCCAGCCCCAGGCGGTCAACCTCCTTCGGGCGCCCCGCCTGTGCTGTCGGCGCTGCTGGCCGAAGAGCAGGGCGGCCCACCCGCCGAGGACGCCGCCGACCTTGGGCAGCAGCCGATCACCGCCGACGGGCTGCCCGTCCCGCCAGGCGGGCCAGGACAGAACCAGATCGACCCTGCGGTCCTGCCGACCGAGGAGGAGCTGGTCGACCTGGTCCCGACCAGCCAGACGGTCCCTGTGACCGACGACATCTTCGTCGAGCACGTCTCACCCTTCGACGTCTTCGTGGACCCCGAGGCCCGAAGGATCGAGGACGTCCGCTGGATCGCCAGGCGCAGGGTGCTGCCGCTGGAGGAGGTGCTCGACAACCCCGCCTACCGCAACAAGCGCAACCTCCAGGGCGACACGCCGTACCCGAGCGTCGAGGGCATCCCCAAGCCGCCAGGCATCCCTGGCTATCAGGAGGGCCAGACCGTCCACCCGCCCGAGCACGAGCGGGTGACGCTGTGGGAGTACTACAACCTGAAGACCCGCACCGTCTGCGTGCTGACGATGAACCACGACCGCTTCCTGATGGAGGCGGACTGGCTGATGCCCTTCCAGGGCTGCCCGTTCATCCCGATGGTCGACTACGTGGTGCCCGACAGCCTGTGGGGCTACGGCGAGGTCAAGCTCATCGAGAGCCTGCAGGTCGAGCTGAACAAGACCCGCACCCAGATCATCGTCCACAACAAGCGCTTCAACCGAAAGCTGCTCTACAAGGAGCGGGCGATCGACGAGCGCGGCAAGGCGGCCCTGACCACCAGGGTCGACGGGGCCCTGATCCCCGTCATCAACGACGAGGACTTGAAGGACGTGGTCCTGCCCGTCCCCGACTCGCCCCTGCCCGCCGACCGCTACCAGATCAACAACATCATCGAGGCCGACATCACCGCCATCACGGGGATCTCGGACTACGAGCGGGGCGCCTACAACAACGTGCGCCGCACCGCGACCGAGGCCTCGATCATCATGGACGCCTCCAGCCTCCGCCAGCAGGACAAGCTGCGCAGGATCGAGGAGGCGGCCACCGAGGTCGGCCGCCGCATGAAGGCGCTCGCCCAGACCTTCTACGACGAACAGCGCTGGATCCTCATCACGGGCGCGGGCTGGCAGATGCCGATCCGCTTCAACCGCGAGGACATCGAGGGCGAGTACGACATCAGCGTGGATGCTGGCTCGACCGAGCCGCAGAACCAGCAGATGCTGATGCAGGACCGCGAGCGGCTGTACCAGCTTGTCAGCCAGAACCCCTTCGTCAACCAGGTCGAGATCCTGAAGGAGCTGCTGCGGGCCCACGGCCTCACCAACCCCGACCGCTTCATCAACCAGCAGGCGGTCATGCAGCAGAAGATGATGGACGCCATGGCGATGCAGCAGATGGCGGCTGGCCAGATGCAGCCGCCGCTCCCAGGCCAGGCCCAGCCTGGCCAGCTCGGGTTGCCCGCACCTGAGGAGACCCAGGGCGGGGTGGCGGGCGGTGCCCAGGCGGCGGGGGTGGCGGCCTGATGGCCAACACCCCGACCTCCGATCTCCAGTTCGCCAAGCTGGCCGCCCACTACCCGAGCGCCGCCAAGACGCTCGGCGACCTGGCCTTCGCCTACTGGTCGGATGCCGCGGGCGGCAACAACGGCGGCGTGCCCAAGGCGGGCCAGGCCCTGTACGACCACTACGGGGGGCCCGAGCTGACGCTCACCGACCGCGCCCAGCGGTTCTGGGCCGCCTACGTCTAGGGGAGGTGTCATGCCCTATCGGTCTGAGCGCCAGCGGCGCTTCATGCACGCCCGCCACCCTGACATCGCCGCCCGCTGGGACAAAGAGTACGGGGCCAAGATCGTCCCCAAGGCCAAGCCCAGAGGGGCATCCAAGGCGGTGAAGCGCCGTGCTGCCCGCTCGGCTTGAAGAGTATCGGCCCGAGGGGGATCCGCACGCCTACGGCTTCCCCCAGTACGGCGCGGCCAGGCGGCTGTCGGCCCAGCTCGTCCGCCCCCGCGACGTCGGCGCCCAGGGCGAACAGTGGCGCAACATCCTGCTCGACCAGCTCCGCATGCGGGGCGGCCTGTTCCGCAGCTAGGAGGACCCCATGGCCCGTCAGACCCACCACCGCGCCGACCACAGCCGCAACCAGGCGGTCTACCTCCCGCCGCACAACGTGCCCTCGGGCTACGCCCCGAACCAGGGCTCGGGCCCGCCAGGGCGGCCGTCGGCCAACCAGATCCGCACCACCATCAGGGCCAGGCTGTACGGCACCTCGGTGGCGCCTGCCACCGACCTGAGCCACAGCCCCAAGCGCAACACCCAGGGCACGCCCGTGCGCATGCCGTCGGGGGCGACCAGCGACACCCTGGCCAACACTGGCAGCGCCGCGGGCCCGTCGGGCGGCGCCTACTCCTCGCGCCCCAAGGGCCGCAGGATCGTCCGCTCCCAGATCGCAGGGTAGATGGACGCCGAGACCCTGGGCGGGGCCATCGCCAAGCGGGCGCGCAGGCGCAGGCCCAGGCGCCAGCCAGCCCAGGCCGCCCCGACCATCCATGTGACCGTGAACTTCGGCGGCGCGTCCCAGGCGCCCCCAAAGCCGAGACGGCGCAAGGGCTCGGTTCGTCCAGGGCGCCCAGGGGACGTCATCGACAACGACCGCAGCCGCCTGCGGCGCATCGGGCCCAGCCCAGGCTAGTGGCCATCAACCAGACCGCCCAGGAAGCGGAGATCGGCAAGACCGCCATCTTCGCCCTGGACCAGACCACAGGCGTGTTCCGCGCCTGCGAGGTCGATGTCGACGGGATCCTGCAGACCACCGCGGGCTCGGGGGGCGGCGGCTCGGGCGGGGACGTCCGCATCAAGGACGCGAGCGCCGCCCAGTTCGCCTCGGTCGACGCCACAGGGCGCCTCTCGGTGCTGGTGGCCAACTTCCCCGCCACCCAGCCTGTGAGCGGCACCGTGGCCCTGGACGCCCCCAGCCTGGCCGCCCTGGAAACCATCTCGGTCGCCAACTTCCCCGCCACCCAGCCGATCTCGGGCTCGGTGTCGGTCAGCAACTTCCCTGCCACACAGCCCGTCTCGGGGACGGTCGCCATCAGTGGCTCGGTGGCGGTTACGGGTCCGCTGACCGACACCCAGCTCCGAGCCTCGGCGGTGCCAGTGTCGCTGGCCTCGGTGCCCACCCACGCCGTTACCCAGTCGGGGGCCTGGACCGCGGATGTGACCGACCGCGCGGCCCGCGACAACGGGCGGGTGCGGATCTGGGACGGCACCGACACCCTGGACATCAACGCCCTGGGGGCGGCGCAGGTCTCGGTGGCCAACAACCCGCTGCCGCCCCTGGGGGCGGGGACGGCCAACATCGGCGACGTGGACGTCCTCACCCTGCCCGCCATCCCAGCGGGCACCAACCGCATCGGCTCGGTCAGGCCCGTCGACTCGGCCGACGCGGATCTGACCAGCGCCAAGTGGGCGGCGCTGGCAGGCCGCTACCTGGGGGTGCATAAGGCCAGCGATCTGGGCCGCAACCTGCTGTGCTTCGGCTTCGGGGCCACGGGCGGCGGGTTCGTCTCGACCGCGTCCGCCGAGACCCTGCTCACCATGTGCTGGTCCAAGGACGGGGCCGCCCTGTCGTCGGGGACCACCTATGCGGTGACGGCATCCAAGCGGCTGCGCATCATGGGCGTCTTTCTGTTCGAGCGCTCTTCCACAGGCAACACCACCGCCACCACCGCGTTCCTGCGCCTGCGCATCAACACAGGCGGGGCCGTCACCACCTCCTCGCCGCTGCAGCTCTCCTACATCGCCCTGCATCCTGCGGCCGCCTCCACCCCCTCGACCACGCCGCCGTTCAACCTGTCCGCCCAGGACGGCTTCGAGCTGCAGGCTGGCTGGAACTTCGGCATCGGCATCGGCTCCACAGGCTGGACGGCCACCACCCAGGTGCCCGTGTGGGACGGCTGCCTGGTCGGCTTCGAGTACTGAGCTGGGGGTTGTGGATCTGCGCGATGTAGTAGAGGGGCAACCCTCGTCCGAGGGCCGATCTCATGGCCCGAACTTGGACACGCACCTCGGACTCCCAGGCTGAGGGAACACCCGAGGCTCGCACCCAGGGAAGGGGCAGCTCACCATGACCGTAGGCCCACAGGTCGGCGACGCTGTATCAGGGCAGCCTGCGCACCAGGCGGCCCAGGCGGTCGCTCGCGGCGGCTACACCCCAGGACAGGGTGTGGCCGACCAGCCGATGACGTTCGATATCGGCGGCGAGCAGGTCACGCTGGATGAGCTTCAGCGCGGCTACATGCGCCAGGGCGACTACACCCAGAAGACGCAGTTGCTCGCGTCACAGCGTCAGCAGTACGAGGCGGCGACGCGCCTCGCCGAAGCACTGCAGGCCGACCCACGCGGAACGCTGCTTCAGCTCGCAGCGGCCTCTGGCGTGGACCTCGCGTCGCTACAAGATCCGCAGGCGCAGTCGCCTCTCGGCGGCGGCCAGGGCTACGGGCAGCCGCTGGACGGCCAAGCCCAGGGCCTGGACCCCAGCGACCCCGTGCATGCGGAGCTGATGGCACTCAGGGAGCAGGTGCAGCAGTTGTCGCAGGGCTACGAGCAGATCGAGGACCATCAGGCGAACGCCTGGCTGGATCAGGAGACCGCCTCGGCGGCCCAGATCTTCGAGGGCCTCGGCATCGACTTCAACCCTGAGGAGCTGTACCAGTACGCCGCCGAAAGGGAGCTGACCGACGTCAGCTCGGCCGCCAAGGCGCTGGCCTT